ACCATCTTTAAAAAATATATCTGCTCCATCAGCATCTAAAGATATATCACCCGACACATCTAGTGTCATGTCTGTCACACCTGCTGTAGTAGCATTGATAGTAAACACATCTGTCATAGTTCCTGCTACTGACACACCAAATCTAATCTGTCCATCTTCTGAGCCATTAGAAACATCTACTGCCTCTGCTGTCATACGAGCAAACTCATGTATGTTTCCACCATCGTCATTAAGTTCAAACGAAATGTATATCTCATCTCCGTCTGCTCTTGTAGTATTTCTATTAGCAAAGGTTGCTACTTTGTTGCTGGCATTATTAGTTGTATTAGCTACAAACAATCCACCCTGTGTATTACCTGTATCATTTCTTATATCTAACTCTTCTATCTGTAACTTATCGTTACCTCTTCTGTATCTGATAGAAGAACCAGAAGTTATTTTTACATCGTATCCAGATGCGTGTTCTGTGGTTGTACTTAAAGACCAATACCCATTCGAGTCTGTAGTAGAAGAACTGCCTACAGTTGTGGTAGTGTCAGCCTGATATAGCTGTACTGTTGCTCCACTAACAGCAGTTCCGTCATCTTTAAATACATATCCTGCCTGATATATAGTTGCCATTTATCTTCCTCCTCCTAACTTGGAGTGATCTTTATAATTTAAAGCCTGTCTGACATAATAGTCAACATCTCTATAGATATCATTCTCATCTATAAATATTAAAAATATTCCCTGTCCAGCCATCTGCGCCCTGATAAACACATCATTTTGTGATATCGTAGACCCTTGTCCATAATGATAATACTCTCCCTGCACATTTATTGCAAGGTCTGGTGGGTCATAGAAAAAGAAATCTAACACTACTCCACCTTTGCTCATTCTGCCACCTAACAAAGAGGTCTGATAATCAAATTCATTACCATCTCTTAACCTGAATGTTGTAGTCAGAGAGTTGTAAACCATGTATTCTGGCAAACTTCCTGCCCATTCTGGTGGCGCTTCTACATTTGTATATGCTCTTGGACTTACCATATCACGGCTCTGTTAATAGTAATTGAGTTGACCCTCTCTCATCATAAGCTGTATGCTCCAATCCCTGTGCTGAAGTTATATCAACATAATAATTTCTATTGGTTGAGGTGTCATCTCTGTAAGTAAATTCAAGTAAAGTATTACTTTGTATTGCACTAAGGATATTAGCTCTCATAGATTTAGGAGTGTTGCCTTTATATCCTTTATTCATATCTACATTAACAGACCATCCAAACTTAGACTCTAACTTCTTTCTGTATATTAATGTTAAGTTAATCATATCAGGAGATTTGTTTACTGTGTCAGTAGCCAGAGTTATTTTAAACTGTATTGCTCTGAACGCAGTACCCAGACTACTTCCGAATGTATAAGTTGTAGTACCATTGGATGTTATAGTTCCCATCGTAGTGTAAGATGTACCATAGTCCAAAGCATACTCTACTTTAACAGTTTGATTAGTATCGCAATCATCCGTTTCTACTTTAAGTTCAAGTGCCAGCTTATCTACTTCTACCTGATCTGCACTAAACCAAGATGTGTAATGTATTCCATCCACACTATCTTCATAGTCATAATTTACTACCTGATTAGGATTGATAACATCAGATTGTAATTGCTGATAATATAAATCCCCATCAAATCCCCAATACATTCTATAGGCATTGGTACTACCCAAGTTTCCACCAACATCAGTTACAAAACCAGATGTTATTTTCTTTCCCTGATCTGCTCCTGCTGCTGTCCATTTGACTTCCCATCCTACTTCATTCCATCCGAGTATTGCACTATAACCTGTGCTGTCATCTATGACAGAACTTTCATTTCCACTTGCAAACATATCTACATTGGAAGGTGTAAGTGTACCATCTACCAATGCTATTAAATCATTATGTGTTCCCATTAGCTGTGCTATAGAACCTCTGTTATCTGAAGGCAAACCATCATCTCTGTCAGCTCCAACTACACTTACTACAGCAGAGTTAGAACCATTGATGTACTTGTATATTCCAAGACCTGCTGGTATATATACAGAATCTCTCCACCTTACAGAACCTTTACCATTCTCGTTATGGAAGGGTAAGGCTAATTGTGTTTCAACAAATTTACTTTCACTAAAGTCATGCGCAAACAACCCTTCCTTTGTCATAGCATATATCACAGGATTACCACTAGCATTTCTTGCAACAAATAAATCAGTTACATGACCATCTGGTAGTGGCAACTTGGCATCTAATGCCTCTGTTCCCAATGTAGTTGCATACCATAGCTGACCATCATCTCCTATTCCCCATAACTTATCATCCCAAAATGTTAAAAATTTGGTAGCAAAAGTAGAGTCATCGTTGTATGTGTCGTCACTTTCTAATAGTTTTGTTGCAGTATTATCATCTTCATATTTAGATTTTACATACATATAACCTGTGCCATAAGCAACAACTAAATATAATATTCCACCTATTCTGACTTCTAACGAATCTGTTGCTGCAGCAGGTAATTCATTTAACGCACTACCAAATCCATCGTTACCAGAATTAAATTTATAAATCTTTTTATTAGAGTATATACAATATAACTCTCCGTTATACTCCTGTATAATATCTAACGATTCTCCATCGGCATCTGAGTTTTCTACTCCACCTCTTGTTTTCGCAGGTAATACTAGGTGTCTTTTGTAGCGAAGGCTACAGGTACTCCACCATGCTCTGTCTACATCTTTAGCTCCTTCCATCCTCTCTACACCTATACCACCCCTGAAGTCAGACCAAGATATTACACTTGCTCTAATCTGCGAATCACGAGTGGTATCTCCAATAACAACCTTTGCAGGGTAGATGGAGGCTAACACCTGTTGCACAGGTCTGGTTATCGGATAATAATTTCCGTTAAGATAAACTTCATTTTTTTTTACTACTTTATTTGCCATTACCTTACAAGTCTTACATTAGTTAAAAATGGTAAATCATTCTTAGCCTGTTCAGATTTAGCAAACCAGAAAGCTGCAAGATTTCTCATTGAATCTATGTCTGCATCTGGTCTTAATGATCCTGCCTGTGCCATTAACGCAGTAGCATAAGCCACTATATATCTTTCAGGCACTTCAGTTGTGTCAGAATCAGCAGATAATTCTGCTGGCTCATCTCCACCCACTAACTTTATTAATGAATATCCTGCTTCTGCTCTGCCACCATCTGTTAAAACTAAATCCTGTGTACTAGCTCCCTGCGCTCCTTCCTTATCTATCCTCCATTGATATCGAGGAAGTTTAGTCCAAGTAGCTGTGTCATTCTTTACTGCTTTAATATCATCCAAGTAAACTACACAAGCTCCTAAATCAGAGTCATATTCAAATCTTATCTGAGTAATAGCTGTGTTATCTTCAGGGTTACTTAATGCTACCCTGCAATATTTCCATGTATCAGCAGTTAATGCTGGAACATCCAATGATTCTTCAATCCCACCTGCATCTACTAAATGTATTTTTAAATTGCCTGCACTTGTAGCTACTGTAGATTTAATCCAGAACTCTATGTAATCATATTTCTCTATGTTAACTGAAGTAATAGTATCTGAAGCTGTATCTCCTGCAGATGCCCCTGCTGCAATAACTATCTTATTGGAAGCAGAGCCTTTCTTATAATCTTCTGTGTTTGCTGTTATAGTAAAATCAGAATCAACACTATCATCAAATGCTGTATTACAACTATGTAATTCTTTTGCAGTAAATTTACTTCTGTAATATACATCCTGTATCATGGCTATTTCAGAAGGTATCTCCCACCTTGCATTTACTTTGTCTAAATGAACATCAAGGCTTTCTTCTGGATCAAAATACTTTCCTGTAATTTCCCATATAGCCTGATTGATAAACTCATCTACAACCTGTGGGTCAAATCCATCTTTCCACAATTCATAAGTTACACTACCTGCAACAGTACCTCCTACTGCAGCAAAGGTCATAGTACCTGTTGACGATGCGTAATCTGTTATCCTTCTGGTAGTTCCATCATAAGTACCTGAAGTAATACGAATGTAACTTCCTATGTACTCGTCATCCCCACCAAACAATGTAGCATCTACAGCAGTAGTAGTAGAACCACTACCTGAAGTAGTGCCTGTTATCATCTTACCTAAGTTTCTGCCTATAGCTTTTCTTAAATCTTCTCTGGTTTTACTTTGTGTTACTGCCATAGATTACTTCTTTTTCTTTCTACGCACAGGTTTTCTCTTTTTAGGTGGTCGACCTCTTTTAGTTCCGTATGTACCTTTACCCATTGGTGGCATTTTTCTCCTCCTTCTTTGCTTTATTAACTTGAGCTTCGCCCATTATTCTAATTTGTTCTTTTAATTGTTTATTTTCTCTTGTCAGAGCTTTATTCACAACCCTAAGTCTGAACAATTCATCTTCATCCATAGCTTCTGCTATATCGCTCTGTAGTACAACTACATTATCGTTGATTTGTTCTTGCTTTCCGTTTGAATTCTCTGTTAAGTTTCTTTCTGTCACTTGCTATTCCTTCAAAATATATTTTACCTGTTGTGTTTTCTTTTCTTTTTAATTTGTTAGTTCTTATTTCATTTAGTATTTTACCAACTTCTTTTTTCTGTTCCTTGTTCATTACTTTCTTTTTACCCTG